ATTGTTGGCTCAATGCGAGTGCCATTGCTGCGGCTTGGGTCATGGTCTCGACTGTGCATTCGAGCATGATTGAGATTTTTGATAGTGCAGGAACACCTTGGTCTACACCGAGATACATCTGTTCTACGGCGATTAGGTAGCCGTCAGTGAAGTTCTGTGGCCCTGCATCCATTACTTCGTTGAGAAGCACTAGTCCACCGGTCCCGGTGGCCGTAGCATCACCAGCGAAGGCGAGATGTCCACTAGCGATGACGCTACGATTGTCAAGGTCTACCAACTGAACTTGAGATTGAGTGGTCAGTTGGAATGAGATGTCGGATTGAATGTTTGGTGATAGACCATCAACAGACTCACCAGCAACTCCGTATTGGACTTGCACGTTATGGATGCGAAGAACGGATTTCCCCAGAGCGTCTACGTAGGCACCCAAGTCGATTGCATTTTGAGCGTAGGTAGTTCCGTTGGTGAGGACATTTGCACGTATGAAGAAAGAGTCAGTTCTTGCCATACCCTATGATAACAGGGTTTAGTTCTTAATATTAGATGTGACCTTGCCACCCTTAGGCTATGTCGGAATAGGGGGATTATGGGACGGAGTCCCCCACCTATGGCTTCAATCATCTAAAAAATAGAATTGTTTGTCAAACAATGATAAGTAACGACGGTTTGGGGGTGTTATGCAGTGTTACGTATGCGCCAATAATTGCCGAACCATCTACCCGACCTACGCTTCATCGAGGTATGTGCAGAGTATTTGCCCCAAATGTGGATGGACTGCCACTCCGATTCGAATTCCGATGACTCGAAAACAAATTAAGGACGTGGAATGATGGGTAGAAAGAGAGTGATTTCAAGTGAAAAAAAGATTCAAACCTCAGTCTCATTGAAAACCAGCATCGTTGAGTTGATTGACATGCAAACATCTCGACGTTCTGCATGGATTGCACACGCAATCGATTTGAAAATTAAGGAAATGAGTACCATCGATGACCAAACTCTTCGAGATTTATTGAATCGCTGTCTGCAGTATCGACACATCAACAAAATGTCGTTCGAAGAACGTGCAGTTATTGAAAGACTCTTCAATAAATTACCGGAATCCGGCGAATGAGTTTCAAACTCGAGTTTGCGATGTGCTTTTTTGGCTCGAAATCGAACTTTCGATCAAAAGGCCCAGGACAAGCTCTTTTTTTCATTCCCCGAAATCCGGAAAATCAATCTACAACGTCTTGAGACTCTTCTTTGATGATTGAGATGATTGCTTCAACATCCGATACATCGTATTCATCGATGTTAATCATGTAGTTCCACGTCGATGGTTCGACAAGTACCGACGTTTGTGGGATGATGATGTTCAAGTCTCGAACAACAATGTGATTCGGGTCTACAAGTGTGTAGTATTGAATTCCGTAGCCGGTACCAGTGGTATATGCAGCCCAAGCAATCTCTCGATTATCTTGCGCACGTGGATTACGAACCGGGGCGTCTTCGGAAAGAAGTAACGTGGCGTTTGCTCCACCAGCATTGTTGAACCCAATCATGTCGCTCGACCAAAAGTGAAATCCTGTAACCTTGTAACCGATGTTGATTCGACCGTCATCGAGAATGAGGTTCTTTTTGGCCTGTCCACCTGCAGGTATGATTAGAGAACCTCGAAGAGTTCGAGTGCTGCCTGTTCTCTTCATCACATTCCCCTCCGTAGTTTGTGTGCGTATGACATTATCTTGGCTTGAGTGGCACCACTTCGAAGGTCTCCGTTCTTCTTACGGAACCTTGCGTTGGCCTGTTTGAGTGCTTTTGCCAACTTGGGGTTTCCCTTGCGTGGCCTCTTTTGACGAGCAGTTTTAGAAGCTGCAGTATCTTTTCCAAGGACGCCCAAAGAACGTCCAATGGCCAGCGAGATTTCCTCTACTACACGTGGAGCAATTAGAGTCGGTGCCGGCCCCAGAGGTATCTCTGCGGCTGCAACCATTACGAGTGTATCTGCCGTGCGACGTAGAACCTCGGCAACGACGTTCTTTTCGGATTGTGTGAGAGCCATTCAACCAACTCATTGTTGGCTCAATGCGAGTGCCATTGCTGCGGCTTGGGTCATGGTCTCGACTGTGCATTCGAGCATGATTGAGATTTTTGATAGTGCAGGAACACCTTGGTCTACACCGAGATACATCTGTTCTAC